GGATTGTATTTCACCCTCCTGCTCAGCAGGGAGGGGTGCAAGGACTCCAATCTCTCGAAGGTAATCCGCATTCCGCGGGTCAGAAACGACCTCAGCAAACTGCATCGGATCATTATTGAATTCGAGTCTAACATCTGAGGGTAAACCCTCAAAATACTCTTTAACTTTAATTTGTGCATTTTGCGCACATACGAAATCTGGTATCTGAGTCGTATCCAGATACTGGCTTCCGCCAGCGGCAATAAACGGATTCACGCCCATCATGTTGTACTTACGAATGATCGTATCAGTCTGACAGGCATCTGCAAACTGCTCCTGAACCTTAGATTCTTGATCGGAGTTCCAACCGGGAACCTTTGGAGGATTGTATTTAGTAAAAAATTTAGGCATTAAGAACCTCACTTGAAAAAAGCCGCCAAGCTTGCTAGAAAAAACTTGACGGCTGACCTGAGAAAAAGGGAACTCTCAAATTGTACCGAAACTATTCAGCCGGGAAAAGGTCTTTCGCCTGAAACAGAATCGCAGAAGAACCGTCGGTTGTCTCCACAGGGGCAATGGCACCAGTTTCGTCATCCACAGTTCCAAGAAGAACCAGGCAATAATCTTCCGGACAAGAAGCGATCTGCTGATTCTGTTTAGCACCAATCTTGAAATTGCGAATGGCAGAATCCGGATTGATCTCAGTCATAGCCGGAGAATAAAGACCAGCGACTTTATCAAAAACAGAAACTAAAACTTTTTTAGACATTTTCTAAATACTCCGTAATTTGAGCCTCATAGGGTCGAAGTAATCGCTCGGCTCGTAAGCGTTTTACTTCCTCTCTAACCGCTAATCTATCCTTTTGCGCATCAGGTGTCAAACGGTAAGATTGAGCGCTAAGTATTCGTTTTTGCTTAACAATTTCAAAAACATCAGGGTGTTCCCTTAAGAGTAAACGATCATAATATCTGGGAATCTTAAATTTCTTGTTGTTAATCAAACAACAATCGATCTTGTAGAAATCTCTCCAGTACTTCATGAAATAATCGTGACCTATCCCGGGTTTGGTACTCCATCTGGAGAACTCCTTCACACGGCAATCAACTTCACCAGTTACCGGATCAAACTTTTCATAAACCTGTTTTCCATCTCCAAGTATTTTCTTAGTCACATAGCGGGCAACATAAGCACATGATTCGAAAGAGACTGGATTAAGAGTATGAAAACCAAAAGGCCAGCATTCGCTATTAACGTTAGATATAGGAAATCCAGTTTTGGTAGTTCCAATTTGACGAAGCTCGACAGGAGGCAAGTTAAAAATAATAGCGTGGTAATGGGGACGACCATAAGTACTCCCATATTCGCCACAAGCCATGTAACGAAGGTTAACTCCACGCTTTCGGATTCTTTTCCAAAACAACGTGAGATCCCTAGGAATAAGAGAACCAAAAGGAGGCAAATTTTCGTTGTTATACGTGAGCGTAAGAAAGTAATTTCGATCATATAAAAGACTCTCATGGTGAGCTCGCACGGCGGAATCCAACGAGCGATCTAATCTACAACCAATGCATTGACCACAAGGAATTTGAAACTCACCGAGTTCCGGGTCAGCATCAGCATATTTAAACGTAATCGCAGGGGTACCAAGCTTTGTTTTTAACGTCCTGCTCCAATATGCAGTAATTGGGTGGTAACAAGTCATAAAAAAAAGGCGCCACTTTAATGACGCCTTCCGTTCCACGTGGAACCTCAAATTCTAAATCCGCCTCTCATCGGTCTCGCACGGAGGTTACGACGGCGAACCTTGAGTCCTTTACGGAAAAAACGGCGGGAAATTTTGCGGGATAGACGACGGCGTCTCATAATTTTCCTCTAAAAAATTGATAAAGATACAAGAGCATTTTACCCAATTGGTTAAAAAGGTTAAAGAATTGATCTAACCAATCTGTAGTAATTTTCATAAATCCTCCTATTAGCTCCAAAAACGCTCTATGAGCGACTTTCTTAATGACGGCTACCTACTCCATTGATATACACCTCATAGCGTTTCCTACGCTCAGGAGAAGCGTTAGAAGGCAATCCATAACGGCGATCAAACCAATTTTCAATCTGGTCAACCATGCCTTTCGCAGAGTTTATGTACTTGAAAGGCAAGGGCTGATTGCTCGGATAAAGTGCCTCATTCTTAGACCTAACTGCCGCATAACCGGCTTCCGCATTATTACGATTAGCACCGGCTACCGCCGACATTCGATTACTCTCTGCATTCATTATCGCGGCCTTAGCCTCAGCCTCATTTCGAGCCTGAGTACTAGCATTAGTTTGAATTAAAGAAGCAACCTGAGCCGCATTTTGACGAGCTAAAGCGGCAGAAGAGCGAGCGCCATAACGAGCACTATCAGAATCTGCCAATGAACCATTAGGAATGCCAGCAGCAACGCTACCAGCAGAATTAGCAGACAAAATAGGATTGAGACCAGCATTTCTCAAATCTCCAACTTCCAGTTGATGGCGATTAGACATCTGGTATTTCCACGATGCATTTTGAAGCTGAGCCTGATAAGCCATCAACGCCTTTTGCTGCTTCGCAGAATTACCAGTCAAATCGTTATAGAGACCAAAAGCATCGGAACCGAAACCTAGAATATCTCCAATACCAGAACCAGAGAGAAAACTAGAAAAGGGCTTCGTAACCGAACTAACCGCATTACCAATAGAACTAAATAAACCCATAATTTGTAGTCCTTTTCACAGAGTTAGATCGCCGGGTTATTTCCGTGTTTACCATCGCCCCGCTTGCCTCTTGCGGGCGTCGGCTCGGTAAAAACAGAATAACCCGGCTCTTTCGAGATTAGAAGTGGTCGACAAGTCCGGGTACAGAGTAAACGGGCATGGGTCGAGAAGTCTTCAAGTCAAACCAGAAATCCGCAAAAAACTGAGGTTCATTCTGAACAGCAATCACACGATTGATCGGGGGATTTTCCTCGATGAAATCTTGATTGAGTTTAGGCAAGGTGTCGAACTTCTGCGCTAAATGCCAGACATCAAGGGTCTGGGCATCAGTAGAACGAAGTTTTCCGGTAATCATCGAGGGCTTATAACGATATTCGGCATAACGTTCTTGATAACCGAAAACACCGTTATCGTCGGCTGTGCCTTGAGCATAAATCTCTTTGTTATAAACAACCTGCTCACCTAAGTGGGCCAAAGTGGGCCAGTAAAAATCAAATAACTGGCGACGAGACCACATACGATTTAATCCCTGCTGATACGTAATATCAGCACGCAAACAGACAAGGCCAATCACATATCCGTGCTCAACGAAAGATTTATTAAAACCGTGAGCGCTATCACCAAGCACGCCAAAAGCAGAAAGATTGCTCTGAGGAGAAACGGAATCGGTACTACTCGTTTGTGCAGTAGGAACGACGTTGATACGAGAATGAGTACCGCCGAGATACTCAGGACGTTGCAGGCGAGCATCGGGAGATATGACATTAAACATTACACGCAGAGTTTCCGTGTAGCGGGAACCACCGCGCGCCCATTTTTCATAGAATTTTTGAATTTGAAATGCTTGACGCAAATCATTAATTGTGATAGCCGAAACGCCAGAAAGATCAGCATAAGGCTGCTGACCTGAAGAATTTGAAAGAATACCATTAGGGAAATAAAAACCATCACCACGAATGGCCCTAGTCGGTTGTATATCGGTGCCTGACGACTGATCTTGATTTCCAATGTTGGCCCAACGACCAGATTGATTAGTTTCCTGAAGAATCGGAACCATAGTCGCCGTGGAAAATTGTTCACGATTAGTGAAAACCTGCAAACCAACATTATCGAGAACATCAGTGGGATTGCCGAGAACCGCTTGATTACCTGAATAAGAAGTATTAGACATGAAATTCCATGTCTGACCATCACCAAAACCAACAACCGGGGCGTTACCAGTTAAACCAACATCTACACTGGGGCCTTTTTGAGGCCACGGCAAAGCGCTCGTAAAATAATCATGGCGCTTGGCACGTTTCCTCAATGTGTCATTAGAAACCGGGTCAGGACCATCGGTAGTTAAAACCGTAATCGAATCAATGAGATTCTCATCGCGGAACCATTCGTTATAAATAAGGTTATATGCTCTAAAGGGAAGAGCGTTGATAGGTGTATATGCGGGGTCTAATGGAACGCCAGTAGGCAAACCCATGTAATCAAAAATAGAACCGTTCGTAAACGTATTAGTTCCAGAAAGAGAAGGAATTAAAAAGTCCGTGGAATCACCAGGGTTTTTCTGTTCACCGCAAAATCTCTGCCAATTGTCCCAGACAAGACGAGTCGGGACAAAGAAAAAGAAAGTGTCCATAAACACATTATCCATAAACGGAGCAATAAGCGTATTCATTCGGACAAACGCATTAACGCGGAGCTTAAATGTATCTCCGGGAAGAACTTCATCTACAAAGAAAGGAATGAGATAACCGGAATCCAATGTAGTTTTATAGTCATGAGAACGATCGAATACAGAACGTTGAATTGGTGAGTTAGGAATCTGAGAAAAATGATTCGATCTTTGGCGTCTGCGAGCACTATTATTTGCCATTT